AAAAAGAAACCAGGATGTCTATAGATTTCTCTATACTGTTCTGCCAGAGTATCGTCAGGTCTATACAAAGATACTACAGACGATTTCTGGATCCTACATTGTCCACCATGAGCAACGGGGACATACGGACTGAAAACTATCTGAAACTTTCCCTCTTCGGTTTCAGACTCTTTCATTAAAACTAGTGCAGGGTTTGACACATGATACTCTGCTCCTTGTGCATCGTGTGCCATGATACATAAAATATCTTCTCCACTAGTAAGGGTAATTCCACAAAGGCGTGGTTCTGCTAGTTGTTGCTCAGTTGTTTTTTCTTTGTCACTCATGATGGACTCCATAATTTAATTTTTCTGTTAAAGTTGTGCTAGTGAAAATACCATGATTGAAATAACAGAACACGCTAATGCGAATTCCATTACTTGCTCACAGAATCTACCGTCGCAATCTTTAATGTATTGCTTGAGGGTTTTCATTTCTCTCCTTTTACTACTTTGATTTCAAATGGTTTAAGTTCTTCGGGGACGATTCGTTTTAGTTCAATAAGTAGCATTCCGTTTACAAATCTAGCACCTTGCACTTTGACTCCTTCTGCCAGTGCGAAAGTCCTTGTAAAGTTTCTTGCGGCAATACCTTTGTGATAGTATTCTTGTTTGTCTTCACCCCGGTCCTGTACGCCTTGAACAACTAGCTTATTGCCTTCAGGTACTACGTGGATGTTAAATTCATCTTCGGTAAAACCTGCGGCTGCGATTTCAATAATAAATCCATCATCGTCATCGCTTTTTACAATATTGTAGGGTGGATAATTGCTTGCAATTTCTTGCACGTTTGCAAAATTATCAAACAGTCTGTCGAATCCTACTGTGTAGGAATTCAGTTCATTAAAGATTTTGCCGACATCGGCATGGGTATACTTACGTACCATTGTTTTCTCCTTTTCAGCGAGTTATAAGCGGGCCCTAAAACTACTAGCGACCCTAGTTAAAAAATGATATACAATACTATCTATTTACAACATCAATACAATAATTTTATATATCACTACTATATATAACGGTAACATACTATGAATAACCTTTATAACAAAATGTCATAAACTTTTTTTACTATTTCCCTGCGACATATTAGCTACTAGGACAAGCGGCTCCGTCACCAGACGCATCGTATGTCTCGTCACCACAACCATACTTACGATCATCGTTACTATCGCAGAATTTTTGCCATGCAACCATAGTAAAAGTAAGTCCTTCGCTCCATGGAATATATGATTTACACCATTCATGAGAACCAACAACAGCGCCTTCTTCGACACCGGTATCTGGTCCAGGAACGTAATCACGCTTGGGCCATGCAATTTGTTTCCTAAAATATACATCACCCCTAGAATACAATTGACGTAGCCAAAGATTTTCACTACCAGATACGAAAATGTTTTCTCCGTTTTTTAATGTGTATGTAGATCCATCCTCATAGTTAATTACAGTCTGCGCCGAGGCACCAACTGATAGTAATGCTACAAATAAAAGTAAGTACTTCATTAATAATCTCCTTGATAGTTTTGAATGTGTCCCTCACGTGAAGGCACATAGAAAATTACCGGAAGATTATCTTTTCTTACCTATGTTATATTTGGTTACTAATGACCATTGATCTTTCTCTTTGAAAGAGAGAACTTTGATTTGGGAAAGGGGAGCGCAGTCTTCAAAAAACTTTTCTGATTCGATCACTTCTACAAGTTCCCAATCAGATAACAACTTAGCAATAGTATTTCTTCGCTGTATGTCGTTTTCTGTAAAGTCAGCATCTTTGCCGTCTAAAGCAAAAAGCTCCTTAAAGTGTGTGATAAAGTATCTACCTTGCTTGTGTAAAATGTGACAAGACTGGTATATAACTTTATCTTTTTTGGAAGCAACTCCAATACGGGAAAGTGTTTCTCTTACCTTTAAGAAGTCATCGGATTTTTTTAGTTTGATTTCAAGGGGTTCATAACCAGGGAAATCAATAGCAAAGAAGTCTTCACTCATTTCAGTTATACCTATAAAAATAAATTCAATTTAATGTATAACTTTATTTATAAAAATTAGATTTTACCACCCTTAAACATCAGGCGTTCCATCTCTTGAAGATCATTATCGCTTAAAATTCTCAATGCTTCTTGCGCTTTGGTGTTGTTGTAACCAAAATACTCTTTTACCAACTCAAGGCTATCCTCTTTCTCAGGTTTTAGCCATTTGTTAAACCTCTTCTTTTTTCTCACCATATCTTTTAGAAAATCGTACTGTAGTTTACCATCGATATGAGGTCTAGCGTTCATTTCATTTGCCAACTTAACTGTGTCGCTTGAATACGACAAAGATTTATTGACAATGAATGGACTATACTGTTTCTCAGACCAATCATCTACTATAAGATTTTCTTTGGTGTAGTTGATGCTGTTAGCAAAGTCGAATGGACTAATAGCCTTCTTCTTTACTTTGAAGTCTTCAACATCAATTTCTTCTTTTGGTGCTACACCAATTAGTTCACTTAAACTCATGGAAATAATATCGGATTTAAATCCGGCTCCGAAAATGTAGGTGGCTTCATAACCTTTCCTGTTTCTGGATTTTTCATTAAAGTACCATTGACAGTTTTACTATCGTTTGATCTTTTTACTTCATTCCAGACTTGATCAAATGGTATGCCAATAGTTGACGCAAGACCAATTGCTACCCAAATTAAATCTGCAATAGCATCAGCACTTTCAATAATGTCTTTGTTGGACATTGCCGTAATTAACTCTGCATACTCTTCTGCAATCAAATCCATATACAAATTCTCTTGATCTGATTGAGTAATTTTAGGTACACGACTTACTGGCTGATCTGCCGCCAACATAAATCTTTCTACATCTCTTTGAATATCTAACATTTTATAATCCTATCTTTGAATAATCAAAAGCAATTCTATGCAATACACGTTTGTCCATTTTCTTAAAGGGCCATCTTTTGTGTACGCTCAACCACTGTTCACTGATAACTACATCACCATCTTTCCAATCATGATGATACATAAATTTTTCTTGCTTAACATGATTGACTAGGTACTCATGAATTTCTTTAAACTCTTCATCAGTTTTTCCTATCATACCAAATGTCTGCAAGAATGGAAAGTATAATCCAGTTTTACCAATAGCATTAGTATACACTAAGTTCATTGGCTTGTCAAGTGAATGATGTTCATTAAAGAATGGACTAGTAGAATATTTACCATGTTCATGCCCAAGAGTAATCTGTAAATCTTTAAAGTCTATCTTGGCTTGCTCTGGTAAATCATCATACGCTTTGATCATATCAATCCAACTAGTACGACTACCACGCGAACCTTTTATTGCCTTTAACCATATAAGAGGTGATCTATCTGGATTAGATGCTTGGTTGGCGTGCCAATCTAATGCGCTTGTATGTCCAAATAATCCTTCTTCACCATCGTCATCTTTTTCTCCAGTCACTCTGAGAATATTTTTGTGGCAAGCAATATGTTTTGTTCTGTCTGGTTGTAGATCATATCTCTGGCACTCACCAATCATCTCACAGATTCGTACCTCTTGATCCATTGTTAAGTGTCCTTGATCTCTTATGACTACAATCATATTTTCAAGAACTTCTTCTGCTATGGCATGACAACCACCTTCACCTATAGTAGCCAAATTACCTTGAACTAATCTCATTTACCGCAAGTCTCCACACAAAATTTTATTGGTGTATTATTTTTCAAATCGTCATAGTATAAATCATTAAGTTCGCCACTGTCAATAACTTCTTTTAAATTTCTACCATTCATCGCAACACCTCTTTCTGGTAATTGATTGGCAGTCATACAACAAGGATAAATTTTATCATCAAAAGAAATAAAAACGTTCAGATTCTTTTCTGAAAAATCTGCAACCCGTGAATGATCTACTGTCCAATTATATGAAATGCAAGTCTGAAGCATATTTTTCCTTTAGTTCTTTTACTTTTTCTGACATATCAAAAGCAGGTGTCAATATATATTCTACATCTCTGTAGTCGCCTGCACCAAAATACACTGGTAGTTGTTGTCCTTCACGCTTTATTATCTCATGCTTTCCCCACTGGTTTCCAGATACCTTATCTATAGACTCATGCATACCCGCGGCAAATGGAACTGGTCTTTCTATAATAGTGAAGAATTTAATTTTATTTTCTATTGCAATTTTTATTGCACTCTCTAAATGATTTTTATTTTCATTGAAGAGTAGATATTGCCAAGAAGAATCTTTTGCAGTGCATTCAGAACTATATGCTTTTAAATTATCCATTGCATCTGACCACTTAACATTTCTTCTATACAACTCATTGGATTCTTGATCTGATCCATCTAATCCAAATACAATATTGACTCCCATTTTACCTAGTCTTTGATATGTTTTTGGCTTTCCTATTGCGCCGTTAGTTGAAATATCAATTCTAACTTTAGGACTTTCTGATATAAGCCACTCACATATATCTGCAACTACATCACACCCCATTGGGTCACCCCAATTACCACATAACTTTACAAACTCTAATCCACTGGCTACACCATCTAAGATGTGTTTAGTTTCATCAAGTGTTCTTTGTGTCTGTACAAAATCTTTTAGTTTCCCACCACTTTGTCGAACACAAACTGGACATCTTGCTTGGCACGTACTTGAGATTTCATAGTCTATCGCAACTATGCTTGTCATTTTATATCAACAGACGCCATGATATCTGTTAAGCAGGCAGTAAGATTAATTTCTTGGTCTGCTACGAATGCGGCTTTGTACTGATAGTCTGCAATCAACAACACCAAATGAGGTACTTGCTTTACTTTATCAATCAGCGCATCATAAACTTTACGATAGATGCCTTGTGGATCTGTGTCAACATTGTTGGCTACCCATTGTCGCATCTTCTTAAAGTCTTTATCTTTGAGTGCATCAACAAGACCCTTAACATTCATTTCAGCCAGATTGCTGAGTATGCCTTCATCGATCACACCACCAATACTATATCGTTGCAATTCATTTAGAACTCTACGATAATCTGGAAAATGTTTCTTGAGTAATTCAGCAAGAACTTTTTCAGAGTATTTAATCTCTTCAATGTCCAGAATATCTTTCATACGTTTGTGAAATTGCATTGCCATTTTTGGCTTGTGCGCTTTGTCCAAACGGAACTCGACCACAGTAGTTCTACTATGCAAAGGTTCAATGATTCTGTTTTTGAAATTACAAGTAAAGATAAATCTACAGTTGGCAGAAAACTCTTCAATGAATGCCCGTAGTGCGGGCTGAGTAGAATTTGGATTGAGATAGTCTGCTTCGTCTAAGATTACTACTTTGGTTTTGTTTTCAAAACTCATAGTACTTGCAAACTTTTTGATTTTGGTACGTAATACATCGATACCAGATTCTTCAGAACCATTGATCATGATTACATCACAATCTAATTCATTACACAAGGCTCTAGCAACTGTTGTCTTACCAGTACCGGCAGTACCACACAGTAATAGATTGGGTATCTCACCCTTTACTACAAATTGTTTGAATGTTTCTTTGACCGAATCTGGTAAAACGCAATCATCGATAGTTTGTGGTCTGTACTTCTCCACAAATAAGAATTCATTGCGCTCACTCATGATGTGATCCTTTTCTGTAAAGTTTCAATCATTGCATCACGATTGTCGTTCCAAGTTTCTTCTGATCGATCAACCATCTTCTTACCAGATTTGATCTGCTTCGGGAAGAACTTTGCATTCTCCAGATTTCGCAACGCAACTCTGCGTCTTTCATTCACATTCTTTTTTCTCACTTAATTCTCCTCATAATATAATTAACCAAAAGATTCAGATGTAGAACCTCCATCAAACAATTCAAGTTGAAGATCGCGTGGCTTTGCTTTTACTGGACTATCGAAAATAATATAGTTAAATACATTTTCTGGACTAGTCTCACCATATGGATCAGTCTCACAATTATCACTGATACCAGGTTCGATGAATGATTTTTCAACAACACCATCATTTAGAAGTACAGCATATCTCCACGATCTTTGACCAAAACCAAGATTGTCTTTTGACACAAGCATATTCATACTCATAGTCAACAAGGCAGAACCATCTGGAATAAGTTTTACATTCTTTAACTTTGCCCATTTGCCCCACTGGTTCATAACAAAAGAATCGTTTACTGATACACAATAAATCTCATCAATACCAACTTCACGAAACTCATTGTACATCTTTTCAAAACCAGGAAGTTGATATGTAGAACAAGTAGGAGTAAAAGCACCAGGTAGACTGAAAAGAACTACTCGCTTATCAGAAAACAACTGGTCTGTTGTTACTTCTTGCCAAACATATGGATTACCTTCCGTGATATTCTCATCCAGTACACGGG